CCTGTACCTTGAATGCCCACAACCGGGACAACGGCTGCCCCTGTTTCATCGGTTTGACCGATAAACCCCGTTCCTTGAACACCGTTAACATTAACGGATTCGTCTTTCTTGGTTTGAACCGTGACAGTGCCAATAGCGCCGGTGCCTTGGACACCAGCGCTTCCTTGACCCCATCCATTCGATCCCCAGGCGTCATACCCCCACCCACCCAACGGAACGATGGTGACGTCCTGACCCCAGTGGACCTCGCCCCATGGGCCGCTTCCCCAACCGGAATAGGTCGCCACCTAAGCATTCCTTAAGCGATACGAATAATCGCGCCCGTAGCCGTTTTCGCGGGGAACACGATCGTAAATGTTCCTGCCGTCGAGGTCTTGGCACCACCAAAGTTCAACACAGCAACTGCCGGATCACCAATAGCAGTGTCGTTATAAATCAACGCACCATATGCGGTGATTGTTGCGGTGGTAAACGACAGATCAGCAAAGTCCGTCACGGCCGTGGTGCCCGTAGCTGTCGGGGTAACGTTGGTCAGCGTACCACCACCAGCAGCGTAAGTGCCTGAAGCGCCCACTTCGTTGGTCGTGGTGTAAGCCGTGGTTGCAGCCGTGAAAGAAGCACTGTTGTCGTACAGAGCCAGTTTGAAGGTGTTTCCACCGGTAGAGAAATTGTGCACACCCTTCAAAATCTCAACTTTGAAAGAGGTGGGCATAACGGTTGTGGTAAAAGCCATTTAGACTCTCCTTAATAGGTTGGCGGCGTCTTGCTCCCCGCCTTGAGCGCAAATTTGGATGCAAGTGGCCCTTTCGGACCGCTTTGCCTGTTTAAGATATTCAAAGACTGTTCTTTGAACGCGCTCTCTAAAAAACTTCGCCTGCTCACGAATGGCTGGAGGAGCGTTGTCAGCCACCGCAATGATCTTATCGGTGCAAAGTTCTGCTAAATCTTCGCACGAAAGGCCCCCAAAGTCACTCGTTTTAACGATCGGATTGACAATTGAGCCCATTTTTAAGTCGAACATATTCAGGTCCTCAAGGCCTCAGGAGGCAATAAACTAGGGGGTTGTTCCACGGAATCTTTGACTTCGGAGTACTTTTTAGCCACAAAACGGTCGTTTTCTAGGCCCACAACCAGGGGTTCTGCCAGACGGTGGTAGCCATAAAGCTTGCTCTTGGTAGGCTCGTTTGTGTCCAGCAAAGAGGACTCCTGAGCGATTCCAACCTTGATTCCACGGCCAATGGCTATGGAAAGCAGGAATTCACAGTTGGCTCGCCCTGCCTCGGCAAAGTGAACATAGCCTTTGTAGGAGAAATCTATGCCGTAGAGGTGGATTTCAGCCACTTTTGCTGCAATCGCAAAGCCAATGGCATAGGCCACGGTGTTGTTGAAGTAGCCCGTGCGACAGTCATTCATGACGTCTTCAAGGGGGTACTCCACCAGCCCAGGACAGCGGGAGTCGAGCTCACACGTATAAATTGGCCCTTTGTGCTCTTTGAGCACCTTGGACATGATGCCCGTCTGGCTGCCTGCATCGTCTGAATTCAGGAACCGACTGGCCGGATCCATCATGAACACCCGATCGTGATAGATGATCCCTGCCATGCAGTTGATCGCCCACACTTCGTCAAAATCAAAAGAATGAGTTCTGGCCAGTATGTACTGACCATGGCTCTTTCCCATTGCAACTATCGCTACTTTCTTGCCTTCTAGATTTGGAACACTACTCATGGGCCTGGGCTTTCTGATTTCAATGGAATCCGGATCATACCGTCTCTGTACTCATCACGTCTGCGACGTCCTTGCTGCTCGATGCCAAGGCCTTGGATGGCTTCTTTGTAAGCGTTATTGAAATAAGCCAACATGTCCGGAGGTCCCTTTGTGTAGCTGTAGGCCTGAATCAAACAGGCATACAACAAGGCCTCCGGTGCGTTTGTGCTCACCCAAGTGGTCGTGTTTGAGGCAGAAAGCTGAGCAGGGCGATAGATATACCCTAATTCCACTGTATAAGACGCCAAAGGCGTAGGGGCGACATAAAAAGTGTTCTGGTCCCAAACGGAATAATACTTTGGAACCCCTGTATCCGTTCCATCCGGCCAGTACTCCTTCATGAAAGAAGTGTCCCGGAAATCCAAAAAGATTTGATCGCCGCTGACCGAAGTCAGGATCATGTAGCGATGCGTCAAAATGTCGTTGGGGGCGGTCAAAAACTTGTTCCCTGCCGTCAGAGAACCCGCCACCTCAAGCTTAAAAACGTCCAAGTCGATGTCACGAAGAATGCGATTCTCCGCCATCGTAATAAAGGTGTTGATCACCGAGTTGGAAAAGACGTTGCTGTCCACCTCGGTGTAGTTACGAATGTTCGTTACAAGTTCGTCGTATGTCATGTTGTAGTCACCGATGGATCGCCTACATCCCCTGTACCCTCAATTCCTTGAGGCGTGAAGGACACGTCAGGCACAACAACCTCCCCAATACTACCAGATCCACTCACTCCCGATAAGGGAATGATCACTGAATTGCCCTCAGCCGAGACGGTTCCAACCTCTCCTGTACCTTCAGTTCCGTCTGTGAGGTTGACTGCTGTGTTAGGAATAATGACCGTTCCGACTTGACCGGTGGCGCTAATCCCTGTGAGCACGACAACCGAGCTCGCCGCAATTCGCACATTCCCTATGCTGCCAACTCCGTGTGGGGTGTCCTGGCTGGGATAAGGCCGCATATTGATAACGTTATTGGCGCTACCAATGCTCTGAAAGTAGGTGTACCCAGGCTGGCCAACATAGACATCTACGGGCTCAACCCGATCTGGACGAGGCTCTAGGAGAGCAATCGCATCTCCACGGTACTTCAGCGGCTCTAGCTGAGGCTCTTTGGGCTCGTAATCTTCTGGGCACACCTTGAACCCGCGCCAGTTCTTTTGAAGAATCCGGTACGGATATCGTTGCCCACAGTAGTCACACAGACCATATGAGAACTTGCCGCTTGCATAAGCCACGTCATGCCCCTAACTGCGGAACAAAGAAGACACTTGCGGTATCCCTGTCTTCTGCTGCCGCCCTCGCAAAGTCCTCTTCGTAGATTTGCTTAAGCGCTCCAGCCCGGTCCGCAGCAAATTTGATGGCCAAGTAATAAGCCAAGCCAGACACCAAGCACGGCAAGAACCTGAAGTTCACGTCTGCAGTGTTGGTGTAGTCCCCCGCATCCTGAATGCGGCGAATCCGATAGTAAACAAGGCTGTAGGGCCCATTCGGTCGGGGATACAAAAAGACTTTGGTCGGATTGGCCCGCTGCACATAGTACTGCGCAGGCCTAGCCCCGGTCTGTTTATCCGGAATGTTGAGGTACTCTTCCCGGCTAATCCTGTCGATAGAGATGTCAACAGAAGGGCTCTGAGAGTAATCTCGAATGACAGCCGAGATAACGTTAACCGTATCCGTAGCCAACGTAATTTCTGCCGTGCCGGTAAGCGGAAAGATTTGCTCTTCAATTGTCCAAAGATTCAAGCCACGATTGGCCCAATCAAGGAAAAGCAAATTCAAAGAACGGCGAGCGGACGACAGCTGGTATCCACTTTGCATTCTCATGCCGCAGCGCTCAAATGCCTCTTCGACTATGTCGTCGATGGCGAGATCAAAAGTGGTTGTGCCGGAAGTTGCCATTATTCTTTGTACAGGTTGTCAAAAGTTACCGTTGGGTCCATGTAGCTGTCATCTTGCTCCGCACAATGAATCCACTGGCTGGGCCTGAAATCAGGAGCGCCTTTGCCGGTCTCCCAATAAGCAGGGCTCGTAACTCGAACACGGTTATTCGGCAAAGCCACAATGTTACCGGTCCACTTTCCAGCATCCGTCAACATCAGCACATGGCTTTGTTTGTGCTGCGACGGACAATCCGCCACTTCGCTTTCCGCATAGTCTACCGTAAAGAGATACCGGCCTGTATAAAATTCGCCTGCAATTTTGCACATCCACGGGCTTGGAGACGTCCGAGCGAACTTGATCACGGTATGGTGGT